GCTAGTGAAACTAAGGAACCAATATGCAAAACGTCATCGACTTTGATAAATGGAAGCGGGACCGGAAAACGCAGAACAACCGGCCCCGCTTCACCAGCAGGGGGAGGACAGACCCGCTGGAACACATCGGCGCACTGTCCGAGCGGATCATGCGCAGACTCAAAGAAAAGCCCCGGCAAGGGTGATGCCGGGTAGTTGCCGCCGCGCATGGGGAGGATAGCGTTGCCCAGTGAAGGGCGGGCGGGGGAAGCTGTCATCACGCGGCCTCGAACAGGTCGGGCCGCAATTCGTGCTTGGCAATCTCGCCATTGGTGAATTTGTCCACCGCAATGGCAATGTCAGGCGGTATGAGCTTCGCCTGTGTCAGGACGTATGAAATTCGGCTTTGATTGGTAGCCAGAACCCTTGCTAATTCGGTCTGGCTGCCAGCCTTTTCAATCGCCCGTCTAAACGCCTCTTTTGCCTTACTCATGCCGCCCTACTACCAATTTTCTGGTAGCCTGTCCACTAGTTTTTTGGTTGTGCGGCGATTTTTTTTTGGCGGTAGCTTTAGCCATGATAGACGTGGAAAAATTCAAGGCCGCGCGAGCCGCCGCTAAGCTTTCCCAGACTAAGCTGGCCAAAGCCGCTAATGTTTCCCAGCAGCTTATAGGCGAGATTGAAGCAGGCCGCGCCCGCACCACCAAAGCGATTTACAAGCTGGCAGAAGCCATGCAAATCAAGGCTTATGAGCTAGACGACGAAATTCCAGCACCGATTACGAATTGGGACGAAACCGTTAGCGAGCTTCGCGAACTGCCAATTGAAGATCAAGAATATGCGCTCCGAACCCTCCGAGATTTTATAGAACTGGCAAAACGCCGCCGCATGTGATTCGGATTTCCTAACAGTTTCAACGCATTAAAAATTACCTAGCGTTATACCAATTTTCTGGTTGACATTACCAGTTTTTTGGTACAGTGTGCCTCTCACCAACACAGGAGAGAGACACCATGAAAACCATCACCATAGACGGCATTAAATACCGCCCTGTCACCACAACCGGCAATCGCGCCGTTGTTGTCGTAGATCGCGGCTGGATTTTTGCGGGCGATGTAACCCGCGAAAACGGACGCATCCGCATTTCCCGCGCGCTGCATGTATTCCGCTGGGAGGCGATTGGCTTCGCAAAGGTCATCGAAACCCCAAAATCAAGCAAGGTTGATATTCGCCCAATCGCTGACGTTGATCTGCCGGACGGTGCGGAGATTTTCTGCATTCCAGTTGCTGACGATTGGGGCCTGTGATGACGCCGGTTTTTAGGCCAGTCGGCGACGGCTACGGCAACGGCAACGGCTACGGCTACGGCGACGGCGACGGCTACGGCAACGGCTACGGCAGCGGCTCCGGCTACGGCAACGGCAACGGCAACGGCTACGGCTACGGCTACGGCTACGGCTACGGCTACGGCAGCGGCTCCGGCAACGGCTACGGCAACGGCTACGGCAGCGGCTCCGGCAACGGCTACGGCACAATCACACCCAATCGCAATCGGAGGCAATCATGACAGACCGCTTTCCCTGCAAGATCAGCGCCGCCGAATCCCAAGGCGACGTATCCCTTGAATGGACCATCGAGCTTGTGACGCCTGATGGCGGCTGCTTTGCCGAGTTCGATGCAGTCATCAATGCCGATTACCGCGATGAGGAAGGCGGGGTTGCATGGGAGGTCTCCTCCATCACCGTCGAATGCTTCGCCGGGAAGCCGGAGTTCAAGATCACCGCTGAGTCCGATCCTGAAATGTGGGGGCTCATGAAGCGCTGCATCATGGCTGACTATGAAGCCATCAATGAAGCCATCTCTGACAAGGTTTCTGACTATGCCTGGTGATCTTGAGAAGGCCCGCGCTGCGGTGATTGAGGCGGCGAAAAACTTCAACAGGACTCCGGATGATTATGATTACCAGGCACACATTAGGGCGCGTTTGGAACTTCGCAAAGCCGTCGCTTCTCTCAATGCCATTGAACGCCAGCCTAGTCCATCTGACGGCGGGCGGATGACGGAAAGCAGCATAGGAGGCGAGAATGTCTGAGCACAATCCGGGGTCTTGGCAGCTTGGTCCAAAACTGAATGGCTTTGTTTTTACAGTCGTGAACCCTACTCGCGATGCCGAAACGGGAGATTGGTTGGTTGCGAAGGTGCGTTGGGAACAAGACGCCCGCCTTATCGCCGCCGCTCCAGAAACCGCCGCCGAGCGCGACCGGCTGCGAAAGGTCAATGCCGAACTGCTGGCGGCAATAAAGGGGCTTCTCAAAGCCGTGAAGAACGCAAGCGTCTATGAAAATGGGGCGCTGGACGTGATCCACGCGGCGGACATAATCGCCAAGGCTGAGGGGAAGTCATGACCCGCCTAATCATCACAGGCCGGAACAGCGCCATGCCGCGCGATGTGGCGCAATCCATGGCCTACCTGATGCCGACACCGTGGCGTTGCTACGAAGACCGGCTCCGGCAGTTCATGCGGGAGCACAATTTCGACAACCGCGAAGATGCAATCGAAGCCCTCGTTTGGGGATACCAGGAGAACAAGCAATGAGAACCAGTGACGCAATTGACCAGCTTAGCAAGGCTCTTTCCGCCGCACAGGGCGAAATGAAAAACGCCACACTCAACAAGGTAAACCCGCACTTCAAGAGCAAGTATGCCGATCTTGCGGGCATTCGCGACACCGTTATTCCGGCTCTTGCAAAGCACGGCTTGGCCGTCATGCAAGGCACCGACACCACCGATACGGGGCTAGTCGTGGTCACTCGCTTATCTCATATCTCTGGCCAGTGGATCGAAAGCCGGTTTCCAATCGCCTTTGACAAACCGCAAGCCATGGGATCGGCTTATACCTATGCCCGCCGGTATTCTCTTTCGGCCATGTGCTGCATCAGCGCTGAGGAAGATGATGACGCAAACGCGGCTAATGAAAAGCCCGTCATGCCGTCAGTTGGCGGAACTGTCGGCGCAAGCAAGGCCGCTAACAGGTCTACCTATGCTGGCTTCGTCAAAACAATCCGGCAGGCTAACAGCATCAAGGCTCTTGCGGACTGGTACAAGGCAAACGTCACAGAGATCGACAATTTGCCGCCCGATTGGATTGACGAATTGCGCGTCGAGTACACTGACCGCAAGTCAGAACTTGAGAAGGCGCTTGCGGCATGAGTTTCATCACCGAAGATCAGGCGTCCGCCGCTTTGGAATGGCTTGTCAAAAACGCGCGGCACTTGGGCGAGTTGAAGCGCGCCCAGGTACTCACCGAAAGCATGACCAAGCGTGTCAGGGCTATCGAAATGGCCCGCTCCGAAGCGAAGACGGTCTCAGAGAAGGAACGCGATGCATTGGCCTCAGAAGCCTATCTACAGGCCATCCAGTCAGAAGCTGAGGCAGCGGGAGCCTATGAGGAAGCCCGCGCCCTGAAAGACGCCGCTATGGCCCGGATTGAGGTCTGGAGGTCACTAGCCGCAACACAACGTCAGATACGGGCTGCATAATGCCATACGAACAGAAAGACAATTCCGGCACCTTGTTCCAGAACAAGGACAAGAAGTCCGACAACCACCCCGACTATTCCGGCTCTATCAAGATCAATGGCCGGGATATGTGGATCAGCGGATGGCGGAAGACAACCAAGGACGGGAAGCCGTTTTTGTCGCTGTCAGTGAAGGCAAAGGACGGAACTAGCGACCGCCCTGCCCCGCCCCGCCAGCAAGCGGCGCTTGATGACGAAATTCCGTTTTAGTTGAGGGAAACTCTTTCGCCATCCGCAGGCCGGGTGGCGTGGGGGCAATCCCGCCCATGAGGATGATTTATGGCGAAGGCTAGCGAACCTACTACCCTGCATATTGACGCCCTGAAACAGGGCCGCGTCACCATGCGGATTATCAGCAACACGCCGATGTTTTTCAATGCAATGTCTGTGAAGGCGAAGCGGTCTCTACTGCTTGGCGGCGGCAAGAAGACGGCGGCGGAAAAGAAGGAGCTGAAGCACGACCCGGAAGCCGAGTTCCGCGATAGTGTCTATCGCACTCAGCACGGACCTACGCTTCTCGCCTTCCCGGCTCCTGGCATCAAGAATGCGATGGCCACGGCGGCGCTGGTCACGGATGGCGTGAAGAAGACGGACGTGCAGCGGCTGATCTTCCTTCCGCAGGAAAAGGTCAGCATCTGGGGCAAGCCGTATCTCCGCATGGACGTAGTGCGGTCTGCCGACATGAACCGGACCCCGGACGTTCGGACTCGTGCATTCCTGCCCCGCTGGTGCGCGTCAGTTGACTTTGCATTCGTGACGCCGACCCTTTCGGTCCATGCCATTGCTTCGCTCTTGAGCAATGCCGGTGTCGTCTCTGGCATTGGCGACTTTCGGCAGGAAAAGGGCAAAGGCTCCTACGGCACCTTCCGGATTGTCTCGGATGAGGATGAAGAACTTTGGAAGGAACTGACCTCAACCGAGGGCCGCACGGCGCAAGAGGAAGGGCTTGCAAACCCCACCGCTTACGATGACGAGACCCGCGAATTGTGGGCCATGCTTCGTCAAGAGCGCATCCGGAGGGCTGCCTAATGGCAGCCTTCAACCGGGGTTACAGACAGAAGGTAATTGACGATTACCTGAATAAGACCGGGCGGAATTTCTTTATTCCCGCTGAGTTCATCGAGTGGCTTTCCGACAAGCCGGGGCACCGGGTCTATTCGGTGTTTTTCGGCAAGTCGGATGAGGAGGCCGCGCACGAATACAGGCTTTCGCTCGCCCGGCAGTTTGTATCCGGGTTGCGGGTGAAGATCACGGTGACGCCACAGATGGCGGCGTCATCGCCTCACATTGCGGTGACTGTCAGGGAGCCGACTACGTTCCGGGTTCCGGCGTTCATGTCGCCCGTTTCTGAGCGGGGGAATGGTGGGGGTTATGTCCCCACTGATCTTTCGGAGACGGAAGGGACCACGGAGCTTTACCGGCAAGCGGCGGGGTCTCTGGCAGCTTGGCTTTCTCGATACGGGGACATTGCGAGGCTTGCGGGCTGCGATGTTGCGGCGGTGGAGCGGGCTTGCGGTGCGCTGACAACGGCGGGGACGATAGAGGGGGTTGAGGAGGCTGCTTGATTGTTTTTGGTCACGGAAAGGCGGTCGCGGCGCGGTCAGGTACGGCTCGGTATGGTGCGGTGCGGTGCGGTGAGGCGGTCAAGGAAAGGTCCGGTGCGGTCCGTTACGGCCCGGAATGGCAAGGAAAGGCGGTCACGGTCTGGCTCGGTTAGGCGTGGTTAGGCAAGGCTTGGAAAGGCGGTCATGAGCAAAATAGAGACACAAGGAAGAAGCGTAGATGAGTGGATCGGGACGACTCCTAACTCTGCCGTTCCGCCTCATGTCAGGCTTCGCATATTCGACCGCTGCAAAGGCGTGTGCCACATATCGCGGCGGAAGATCATGGCCGGAGAACGCTGGGACTTGGACCACGTTATTCCACTGGCTGACGGCGGCGAACACCGGGAAAGCAACCTTGCTCCAGCGATTGCCGATAAGCACCGGGAAAAGACGGCGGAAGAAAACCGAGACCGGGCAAAGGTGCGGGGCAAACGCTCAAAGCACCTTGGGATTAACCGCTCACGGACTCCGATACCAGGGAGCCGGGGCACGAAATGGAAACGGACGATAGACGGAAGGACGGTTGAAAGATGACTGATATAAATATTGTCTTGTCGCTTCTTGTGGCCGGTTGTGCTATGTTTACCGCGTTCATCGTGTACATCGTGATGAGGCCGGAATGATGCTCACCGGAGTTCTAATAGGCGCAGTTTTGGGCGGTATCTTCGTCGGAGCATGTGCCGTTATCGCCGCGACCTACGCGCACAGAAAACGGGATCAGCAGCCTGCCGAATGGCTTGATGAGTACCACCGAGCCGAGCCGAGAATTGCAGTCACCACTATCCAGAAACACGAAAGGACGATCACGCTATGAGCATTGTACAGGTTATTGAGTCAATCGACTTTGAACGGGCGAAGACGAAAGAGCTGGGAAGCCTGTTCGCTGAAAAGTGCGACTCGCTTATTGCTCAGGTCGAGCAAATGAAGGCCGGATTCGCGGCTGCGATTGAGGCGCGGGATAAGGCGCTTGTGGCAATTGTGGAAGGCGAGAACCGCGACACAGACAAGGCGGCTGCGTGATGATAACCGCTGAACAGATACCGGATGAGGTGGCTTTGGCTTGGAGTCGCGCATACTACAACAAAGAAAATTCTACCATAAAAGAATGCCTTGCCGACGCCATTAACGCTTGGACCCACGCGCAGCGCCGTCGGTGGACTGTTCCGTCCGTGACGCCGAGCGAGTGCGACGCGATCATCTTGCCGATTATGAGGCCGCGCGATGAGTGATCTTGTTGAACGGATGGCGAAGGCTTGTTACGCGGCTTGGGACGCAATGGGGTCGTCTGCAAGGGGTATTCCCGCCGTCAATTGGGCTCACATTGGAGAAGACACTAAGGAAGGCTACAGAGTTGAAGCTCGCGCCGCCATGGCCATTCTCATAGAGGAAGCGGCGAAGGTGGCGGAAACTGCTGGACGGCAACCAGTTGGCGCAGGTGATGGCAATACGTACACCATCGGCACGGCTCTTGATGCAGCCGCCGCTATCAGAAAGCTGGGGGAAAAATGAGCGATATGGACATTGTTACAAAGTTGGATCGTGCTATGCTCTACGAAGGCCACGGCGATGTTAGCGAATTGCCGGAAGAAGCCGCTGAAGAAATTAAGACGCTACGGGCCGAGATAGACCGGAACAATAATCGTTATTCCGACATGAGCGCAGAGGCAGACCGCCTTAGCAAAATGGTAACTGCTTTTCGCGAACAGGATGAAGCAATCCGCTCAGAGTTCGGCGGCAAGCGAGACGGACGGCCCACCATTGAATGTGTGCTGGAGGCGTTTGCTGCAAAGTGGAGCGAAGAAGACGCGCTCTTTCAGACCACGCTCAACGAGAAGACGGAAGACCTCCGGGACGAAGTTGCGCGGCTGGCGGCAGAGAATGAGAAGCTGCGGGCGGCGCTGCGGGGATTGATCGACATTGAGGACGGACCGGGGATGGCCGTTATCGGAGCATCGCATGAGTTTGTTGCAGATTATTACAGGCCATCCCGATGCGTGAACTGTGGACAGAAGAGAGACCACGAATTACACCTAACCGACGGCCTCTGGTCTGATGCTATTGATCGCGCCCGCGCCGCCATGGCCATTCTCATAGAGGAAGCGGCGAAGGTGGCGGAAAAACAACCGCATCCGACTGCGGCGGAATATTATCATGGAATTGCGATAGCTGACGCCATCAGAAAGCTGGGGGAAGAATGAGCGAGAGAGACATTGTCGAGAAACTGCGCGCACCTGCCTACTGGATGAGCGGAAGCAACGAAGTGCATGAAGGCGAGAACGATGCCCCCCGCCAAGCCGCCGACGAGATAGACCGGCTCCGCGAACAAGACGAGGCCATCCGAGCCGAGTTCGATCAACTTAGTTTTTTCCTTAGCGAGTGGCAAACCGAAGCCGCGCGGCTGGCGGCAGAGAATGAGAAGCTGCGGGCGCGCGCAGACGTTCTGCTGTCAAAAAACAACGCGCTTACAGAACTATGCAATAGCGCGCTTTCAGGTGACGACCTGAAGGCCGTTGATAAGCATTGCGATTGGGTGGCGTTTGGACATGCGTATCGGGCGATGTTGAATGTTCGCCGCGCCCGCACAGCACTACAGGACAAGAGCGATGAGTGAGAAATCGATGAAGTGGCAACCGATAGAGACCGCTCCTAAGAATGGCCGACCAATACTCGTGTGGGCACGTAATAGGTACCTTGAAAAGGTAGAATGGAACGATCAGCCAGAGTGCAATTATTGGTCCCTCGGACTGGATGGCTCCGGCAATTGTAATAATTTATACTATGCGCCCACGCACTGGATGCCGCTTCCATTGCCACCGGAGGACAAGAGCGATGAGTGAAGCCGTGACAGACGAACAGCTTTCCGCCCTCAAGGCGTTCGCGCGCTGGGCTATCAAGGAAACCGCATGGGTGGGATGCGACTTGGACGGCGGCGCGGTGCAGGATGAAGCGCTTAAGCTTGGGATTATTGAAGAGCGGACTGCCACAAAGGACAACTTCGCAGAATGGAAATATTGCGAAGACGTTGTAATCGGCGAGCCGTTCTATGTCTTCGCTGACTGGATCAAAAAGGTTCCCGCAAAGAACAAGAGCGATGAGTTACCCGAAGGCAAGGCCGCGATTGAGGGGTCTGCTGACTGATGCCCCACCCGCCCGCCAGATTCACCGAGGCCGAGTTGAAACGCGCGCTCAAAGCGGCGCGGCAGCTTGGCGATGACATGGCGGTGCGGGTGAATCCTGACGGCTCAATCGAGGTCTACCGGCGCCCGCCTCAAGAGAAGCCGCTTGCATTTGCGGGCGAGGTCAAGCTTTGATAGCGGTCATGCCCCGCCAGCTACCGCCCCACGTCCGCGTCGAGCGCACCCGCCACGGAAAGGCGGTGTGCTATTTCCGCCGCCGGTCCGGCGCCAGGATCAGGTTGCCACTGCCCGGCGAACCCGGCTTTGAGGCCGCTTATGCCGCCGCGCTGTCGGGGTCCGCACCACCGCGCAACCGGGCGGCCAGCGGCACCTTGGCTTGGCTGGTCGAGGCCTACATGAAGTCCGCCCATTGGGCCGCGCTCAAGCCGTCTACTCGGAAGATGCGGCAGAACATTCTGCGCCGGGTTGTGGCCGATGCCGGAACCGTGCCCTTCCTAGCCATCACCCGGCGGCACATCAATGAAGGAATCGACCGCCGGCCGCCCCACGCCGGGAACACGTTTCGCAAGGTGATGGGCCAACTATTTCGCTGGGCCCTGTCCGTCGAGCTGGTCGCCGTGAACCCGGTTGACGGCGCGACGCGGCACCGGGTCAGGTCGCCCGGCCATCACGCCTGGACGGTGGCGGAGGTCTTGAAATACTGGGAAAGGTGGCCGCTGGGTAGCCGGGAACGGCTCGCCATGGACCTGGCACTGTTTACCGGGCTGCGCCGCGGCGATCTGGTCCGGCTGGGCCGCCAGCACGTCCGCAACGGCGTCATCACGATTGCCACCGAGAAGACCGAGCGAACCGTTCATGTCCCGGTCCTCGCCGCGCTGCAGGCCAGCATAGACGCGACGCCCGGGGCCGGGCTGGCATACCTCGAGACTGAGGCCGGGAAGCCGTTTGCCAGCCCCGCCAGCCTCGGAAACTGGTTCCGGCAGGCCTGCCTTGCCGCTGGCGTTCCGGGGCGGCTGCACGGCCTCCGCAAGGCCGGGGCGACCCTTGCGGCGGAAGGCGGGGCGACCCCGCACCAGCTCATGGCGATGTTCGGTTGGGGCGATCTGGCGGAAGCCGAATTGTACACGCGGGAAGCCGAGCGGAAGCTGGCGGCGGCGAGGGCGGCGGAACGGATTGAGGCCGCCATGGTGCCGCACCTGGCACCCCGGCGCGCCGCACCTATGCCTAAGGCTTTGAAATCAGTTGAGAAAAAATAGCGGTGGCGACCCCGGCAGGTGTGCAACCGCCGAACTATATCAGCGGGTTGTGGTGCCGCACCTATGAAAAACCGGCCTTTGATATGATTGGACGATTCCGGGCCGGTGCCTCACCTATACGAATGGCGCTGCACTTTGTCGGATTCAACGACGATCGGTACTGGAGCGCCGTGAAGGTGTTCGGACTTCCTGACTTCATTCACCGGGGCTGGGATATGCGGGCGCAACGGGAAATCGCGCCGGGTGACACTGTGCTATTTGCATCCGGGGATGACCGGCAAGAAATGCGCCGGAAAAGCTACGATGATCTGACCTAAGAAATGGAGAACAGAAATGCCGATAGTGCGCTCTGCAACCCTGCCAAATGGCGAAAAGCTATCATGGCTTGATAATCCAGATGCTGCCGAAAGGCTCGCCGAAGAACGCAAGGCGATTGAGCGCCAAGCGGCCATGATGGAACGCTACCAGAGAATGTTTGAGACTTTGGAGCGTCAGCGCAGATGGTGGCAATTCTGGAAGGCGTAAACCGCAACAAAAAACCCCTGAACATTGCTGCTCAGGGGCTTTTCATATTGAACACGTAGCTGAACTGGAAGATCTCAGAAGTCGCAGGTCGCACAGCACCCGTGCCCAAAACGCTACGGAAAGACGAAGCCTCTGCAAGGATTTCACACTTTCCAAAAAAGAGAATAATTCATCCTCTCCGCCTAGTCAACAAAGGCTTGCATCCGGGGAGGGATGATGGTAGCAGCGACAATAGGAAATGCGGGCTAAACCCCACGAAGGGCCAAGAGATTGGCGTGTCTGCCGTTTCCACAAAGTATTGGGGCCGCCCACAGTTCACGATGTGGACGGCCCCTCCCTCCGCTCTCTTAGCCCTAGTCAGGCGAGTGGACCAAACACCGGGGTCATCAGCCCCGGTGTTTTTGTTTCCGGCGCTTCCAATCCCTTAGCCATTCATCGCCGCGCCCTGCCCTTTGCGCGGCCCGCCAGCGGCTTTCTTCTTCCGGGGACATACGCCTAGCCACGGCGGGCGCAACGGCGCTCCAGACCGCTCCTATTGCGATTTTGGCCAGCCCTGAGACAAAGGCCGGGTTGCGGAACGCCGTCCAAATAGAAAGGGCGGCAACCCCTAAGAGCGCCGCCCCTGCCAGATACCAAAACCAAGTCACGGCTTGCCGATCATCTTGGTTGCCGTGATCCGGCCCCAAATGGCCATGATACCGCCGATACCCGCCGCCATGGCGATGATAATGTCCACAAGCCGCGCCTGATCGTCCGGGCTGATCTTGATGCCCCAAATCGCCGCGATACTGGCCAGAATGGCGATGATGCCACCCCAAACCGCTTTGCTCGCGAGTGCGGTTTTGTACTGATCCATAATCTTTCTCCTATGCTTCGTTCTTTGAGATAGCGCCGGTTGAAGCCAGCCGAACGCGGCGCACGTTCTTCGGCTGGGAAATACGCCAGCGGCACCGCCGGGCACCGAGAAGCCGATCCTTGACGATCCGCTTAATATTCACCGCGTTGGACTGGTTGCCGCCCAAGACGTGGTAGCATTCGGAATCCTCAGCCACGTACAGGCCCACGTGACCCTGCCCCTTGCCGCGGTCAAAGATCAGCACGTCACCGAGCATCGGAACCTCAACCGGGGTGCCCCACGCCAGCCAATTCCTGGCCCATAGCGCATTGCCTCTTGGCGCATGTTCCCAGCCAGCTTCGCCCGCCACATAGCTGACGAACAGGCCGCACCATGCCGTGCTGTCCGCCTTGTAAACCCGCTCTAGGCCAACTTCCGCCGCCCATTGCAGAATGACCCGGTTGTCGGCATCGCCCGCCGCTTCCTGCACCCCGTAATGCTTCAAAGCCTCTTTGAGAATGCGCGGTCCAGGCTCGCCGTCTAGCCACTGGTATTGCTTCGGAAGCTTACTCATGCGTAACCCTCACCGTAAAAAAAGGGGAAGAACAAACTTGATGAATGCGGCACCGAGTCCGCCACTGATAAGACCACCGGCCCAAAGCACAACACGCGACCCGCCCTTAATCTGAGACATGAGGTCCGTTATCTCTGTCATCTTCGCATCAAACTTTTTCTCCAGTTCAGCAAGCTCACGGCGCATCTCGTCGCGCTCTTGCTTCAACTCAATAATCTGATGCTCGATATTCCGCGCTACAGCTTCCAGCCGTCCTATGTCACGTTCGATATTCATGGCTATCTGTTCCTCCTCGCGCGCCGGGGAGCCGTTAAGCTTGTCGCTTCTGATCCAGGTAAATTCGCTCATGAGGTAGCGCAACGCAGAATGGCGAAGTTAATGGTAAGCGCGTCCGACAATGTTGAACCCGTTACATTGGTCACGCGAATGCCAGCCTGCCCGGTCAATATGTTAACAGGTTCAACACGGTATCCTGTGAACGTGTTCCCGGTGACGGTTAGGAGCAAAACGTCCGTCGAAAAGATCACCGAGTTGTTTAATGTGAACTGGACACTTGCACCCGCAGCAAGGGCCGCGTTGTTCATGACAATAACGCCAGAAGGCTTATTCAAAGTGACGGTTGTTGACTTGCTCGTGGTCTGTGTTACCGACCCACCGGACCCCGTGCCATAGCCAATGCCTGAGACGGGAGACACAATTAGCGCACTGGTGTTGAATGTCGCGTTGCCGCCCCAAGCTATTTGAAACGGAAAATTCTGCTGATTATTGCTGTCATCAACACCGATGAAGGTTAGGTTCCCGTTGTCTGCCTGAATCCGGAACGCGCGCTGATTTGCTGTTCCAGTGGTCGGGAAGAAATGATACGCCGGAAATGACGCATTCAACCTGAAAGTGCCGCTATTTACAGTCTGGTCTCCAGTGAACGTGTTTCCGCCCGCAAGATTGGCCTTCAAGTCATTTGCAATTACCAAATCAAACGCATCAGCCGCCAGATTATATGCAACCTCAACCCGCGCGCCTGAAACCATGTCGCCAGCGGCAAGAGCCGTGGGAGTACCAGCCAGCACCTTGCGAACCGCCTTCGCCCCAAGCGTGTTAATATTGAGCGTAACCGCCCCTGTGTTGGTGGTGTTGGCGATGAACGCAAACCGCTGCCCGTTGTAATATGCCGCCGGAGCTACAGAATAGGTTAGCGTCTTCGAATCCGCCGTACCGCCCGCCGTGAGCGTGAAGCTCCGCCAGTTCCATTCCCGCGTAACCGCGCCCTGTAGCGCCCGCCCTGCGTCATCAATGGTGGACGGAGCCGCCGCGCCGTTCCATGACGGCATGTTTCCGGTAGCATTGTTGGCGTCTGTCTGGCTAAACGTGTCGCTTCCAAAATCAGGCATGATGTGGTATCCTTACTAAATGCCAAAGTTGATTGATTTGTCTGGTCAAAAGTTTGGACGGCTCACCGTCCTTCATAGGGTTCCTAATCATGGCCCGGAGGTCCGTTGGGCCTGCGCTTGCGACTGCGGAAACCGAAAGGAATTGAACGGCTCTCACCTGAAGAGCGGAAACACCAAATCATGCGGTTGCTGGGCGTCAGACCGTGCCAAAACCGGGATCAAACGGAAGCACAACCGGAGTGGAACTCCGCTATACGAGTTGTGGTGCAAAATGCGGGAGCGCTGCGGGAACCCGTCAAACCCCAGCTATGGGGCATATGGTGGGCGCGGGATTTACGTTTGTGACCGCTGGCAAGACTTTGAGAACTTCTTTGCCGACATGGGCGAAAGGCCGTCTCCAAAGCATTCAATTGACCGGATTGATAATGACGGGCCGTATAGCCCCAGCAACTGCCGATGGGTAGGTTCTATCCGTGAGCAACGAGCCAATTGCCGTGACAATCGGTGGATTACTTACAAGGGCGAAACCATGATCTTGTCAGAATGGGCGAGACGCACGGGAATTGATGGCGAGACAATCGCCGCGCGCCTCGATGCTAGGTGGTCCGTGGATGACGCTTTGACGCGGCCACCATGGAACCAAAAATCCATCACCTATCGGGGCAAGACCTTGACCGTCGTGGAGTGGTCGCGCCAAACGGGAATAAACCGCCGAACGATAGCAGATAGGCTTTCCAAGGGCTGGTCCCCTTCCCGCATCCTTGCGAAGGCATCGGTTAACTCCGAATAGACCGCTTCACAGCGGGCCGGGATTGTGCTAGGGGGCGGGAATGAGATTTGCTTCACTTGGGCAGTTGAAGCCTTATGCCGGGTTGCTGGTCTTCGCTGTTGCGCTGGGTCTAACCTTATGGCGAAACGGCGGAATCCCCTCTTTTGGGCTGGCAGATACCCTTATGTGGGGCCTTTTCGTAGCCTTGATGATCTGGTTCCTATCTCCCCCAAGAACCCAATAGCGGGCCATGGGGCTGAGCATTCCCAAGCAATCTAAGCCGGTCTATCTGCGGAGACTGGACCGCGCCAAGCGTCAAGCCATCGGCCCCAAGCGCCGCAAGCTGCGCACCTATGCCTTTCCCGCCGGTCCAAGAAGCCGGGATTATCCTGGTTGCCGACATTGGCGAGTTCACAAGGCCGCCCATGGGGGCCATGGTTCCAATAGTCTCAGCAGCCAAAGCCGCCGCACCGGCTCGATCTATTGCATCGGCAGTCAAGAGCCTTTCAGCATCGCCACCATTGCCGTTAAGATAGCCCGCTATGTCGTCCGCATAGCCAAGTGTCGCAGCATTGGCACCAAACCGCGCCACGTCATCGGCGGCTTGAATGGCTTTCAGATACCACGGCAAATCATCATAGACTTGCCTTGCCTTTTTCCTGCTACTTGTCTTTTTCGCCATGAGGTAAGCTTTTGCTCCTGAAGATTTATCAGCTTTCAGTGGCTTTCTTGACTATGAGTGCCATCATCTATCAGGATGAACTGCACAACGGCTATGCTGTCGGCTTTGTCGGCTTTCTCGCGGCTTGGTTTGCCACCGCAATTCCCATATGGATTATCGACCGAGTAAAGCGCCTGTTGGGGCATACTGCCGACCCTGAGCGTCTATCAGAAATGGCTCCTGAGAAGAGCGCCGCCCTGAATCAGTTGCCATTAGGGTCTGAAACCGTCCTGTATTCTGAGAAACGGCGTTTAGAATAGCCGCCTTCTCTTGCGCGGATCGACCCGCCAAAACAGTTTTCATCGCTTCATCAACGCTCTTTTCGGTTGCCACCTGCATGAACTTTCTAGCCAAGCTTTGAATGCCAATTTGCGTCCCAGCACCAGCAATGGCACCGAGACCCGTTCCAAGAGGACCGAAACTTGACCCAATAAGAGCGCCAACAGTAGACCCACTTGCGCCCCCTGCAATCTGTCCTAGACGGCTAGACATATTATTGGCAACATTCAGCAACCCTTCTCGACGTACAACCTTTGCAAAAGCGGCTTTTTCTGCCTTGCTCAACCTTTGCCCGTCAGATGAACGAATGTACGAACCAAATTGATTTCTAAACCCACTTTCATCGCCGCTGACATAACCGGGCAGATTTGATTTCATTCTTTCAATTCTATTTCCTAAAATGTTTCGGCGGCCCAAATCCCTAGCCGTGTCTACCATAGCCGGAATGTCGCCGCGCTTTATGCCTCTAACAGAACGAACCGCACCGTTATCGACTAGATCGTCAATGTAATTGATTATGATTCCCGCCCGCCTTGCCTCTGTAGCCATTTCGGGGGCTCGATTGCTGGCAATTTCTCCGAGAGTCTTTCTTATGCTGTCAACTTCCGTCCAACCGTTAATCTTATTTACACGGGTCATAATTTGCTTCAAGATTCCAGCAACTTCACCGCCTTGTTCCGGTAACAATCCCTCTTTGCGAAGTTGATTTTGTGCCTTCATAGCCATAGATTTGAAAGCGTTGCCGTCAAATATGATACCACCCTTATCAAGGGCGTCATATGCCGCTTTTTTGTCAGTCCTGACCTTCTCAAGAGAAGGAGCATTTTCACGCATCTGGGATGTGCCAGCCTTGGAACCAGCAGACGCCGCCACGCCACCTAGCAAAGCGCCGCCAATTCGGGCATAAGGTTCAAATTCGCTTCCCTTTGTCGCCTGCCCTGCTGCCTCAGAAACAACGCCGGGGACAACAGTCAATGCCGCCTTTCTAGCAACACCACCGGGACCGGCTAAGGCCCCCGCCGCAAACTGCCCCACCGTGTTTGAATATTCGCCGGGAACGGTCTTCGGCTTGTACATCGGGCCGAACTTGCTCTCAATTCCGCTAATTACGTCATCATAACTAGGGGGCGTTAGTGTCGGCCACCCTCCTAGACGGCTTTGAACATTATCAGCCCTATCGATCCTTGCCTGCGCCTCTTCCGGAGAAGAACCCATAAGCCTTTCCATGCCGTAAACAGCATTTTTTCCAAGCCATCTTCCAAGGTCTTGCGGCATGGTAGCAAGGCCAATAGCGCCCTGCACAACTCCGGTTGCTCCGCTCTTGAGCATGTCAATGCCGGTATCGCCCCATGACATTTCAGGCGGCTGTTGACCGGCAGCCGCCTTACCCGGCTGGAGTC